AACCAAAAGCCGGTCAGGCTGTATGAGTGGCTCCTGCGGGAATATGCAAACCCGGGGGGATCTCATTTTAGACACGCACGCCGGGAGCGCGTCAAGCCTGATCGCCTGTCACAATCTGGGGTTTGATTTTCTGGGATTCGAGATTGACGAAGTATACTTCGAGCGGGCGCGGCAGCGATTGGAAAGCGTGCGGGCGCAAATCAGGTTTATGGACCTTGTGCCGCAAGAGGTACAGAATTCAAAAATGTGAGCGGTGCGGCGTACCTGCAAGCAACCTTACAGCAGGCACGGCACGTTACACAGCGGATACAAAACCGGGAGGGGAGGTACCATGATAATTAAACACGTTGCTTCTATCTGCAAGCGTGATCGCTGCATGATACTTTACGATGATAAAAGCAGTGAAAACGCGGCGCAGTGGCTAAGCGCGACGGGGGCAGTATACCCATTACAGAATATGCCGAAGCTCGACGAAAAGAATATTTTCACTGTGTTTGATATTACGTCTAAGCAGATCGAGAAAATCACTTTCCGACGGGATACACTGCCAGAAAAGATTGATTTCCGGGATGTTGTGGAATGTGAAAACGTATTGGAACCCAATGGGATAGAAATTGGAACCGATGGGAAGACCCTGATTGTCCTGCATACATCACAGGGAATCCGATTCATCGACAAAGAGTATTTAAGGCCGCTTTCGGATTATGACATGGATATATTGAGGTTCTATGAACGCACAAGTACAGGCGGTCAATTATACATAGCAGTAAAAGCCGGTATGATGCTTGAAGCAATTATCGCTCCGTTCAATGCAGTCAACGATAAATTTGTTGAAAAACTTCAAGAGATTACGAAGGATTGCGAAATTGCACTGTCAATCAAGAAAAGGAAAGAGGGGAATGCATAGTGAATACAGCACTTTTAAGCAGCAAGAAAATGGACTACTGTACGCCACAGGACTTTTTCGACAGCTTAAACACAGAATTTCATTTTGCGCTTGATGCAGCAGCGACCAAGGAAAACGCAAAATGCAGGATGTTCTATACTCCGGAAAATGATGGATTGAAAAACCCATGGAACGTGGGCGGCGGGGCGGTATTCTGCAATCCTCCATATGGGCGGGAAATCGGGAAATGGGTGCGGAAAGCCTATGAAGAAGCGCAGAACGGGCAAACGGTCGTGCTGCTGATACCAGCCCGGACAGATACAGCCTATTTCCATGATTACATATACGGGAAATCAGAAATCAGGTTTGTCCGTGGACGGCTGCACTTCACCGATGAAAACGGCAGCGCATACCCACCTGCGCCGTTCCCGTCAATGGTGGTTGTCTATAACAGCAAAAGGAAGGACGAAAGATGAAAGCACTTACAATATATCAGCCATACGCATTCGCGGTTGTTTCAGGGCTGAAACGCTGCGAAACCCGCAGGCGACGTACTAATATCCGGGGGCGCATTGCCGTACATGCGGCAAAGGGAACACCGCGATTTGTGACGATGGCGTTAGATATGGCGTTGCCGGAACATTTGACGCTCCATTATGGCGCTGTAATCGGTACGGTTGAAATTGTCGATTGCGTACCCGTTGAAGAAATCCGGGACAGCCTGACCGAGCGGGAAAAGGCGCTTGGCGACTATTCACCGGGGCGGTTCGCGTGGGTGCTGCAAAACCCGGAAATGTTTGACCATCCCATACCGGCACGGGGAAATCAAGGCTGGTGGAACTGGGACGGCGAACGCTAACCGGCATTCAATACCCGCCGCCGAGCGGGACAAAAATAAATACAGGAGGTTTGAACAGTGATTACTATTTCAATTATCAATTTGAAGGGCGGGGTAGCAAAAACCCTGACTGCCGTAAACATGGCGCATATTCTGGCAGAAGTACATAACAAGCGCGTCTTGCTGGTGGACAACGATAAGCAGGGTAACGCCTCCAAGATGTTCGGACTGCACAGCTACGAGAAAAAGAGCGTTGCAGATATCATGACTGAAAAGTCCCCGGACATGAAGAAAATCATTATGCCGACACAATACGAATATCTTGACCTTATCACGGCCAATATGAGCCTGCTCCGCGCGAACCTTGCCGTTATGATAGATAACACCCGGCAGAGGGAAACACGCTTTAGAAAGGCTTTCAGCGCTATTGCGGAGGACTATGATTTCTGCATCATTGACAATGCCCCGGATATCAATATCAGCACGATCAATGCACTCGTTGCATCGGATGATGTCATTATCCCCATTAAAATTGACATGTTTGCTTTTGATGGGCTGGCAGAACTGAAAGAGCAGATTGAGAACACACAGGAGGAATTAAATCCATCTCTACACCTGCGAGGCTGCCTTGTGACCTCTTATCAGCGGAACGACGTAAACACACAGGGAGAGAAATGGCTTCACACACAGCAGGGTTTTCCGGTATTCAGTACCCATATCCGCCGCACGGCAAAAATGGATGAAAGCACGTTTGCAGGACTGCCGATTGTCACATATTCGCGGCGGTGCGGTGCGGCGGCGGACTATCTGCAATTTGTCCGGGAGTATTTAGAAAAGTTGTCCGATTCGGACACAAATTTGAAGGGAGCCGCACGGCATGGGTAAATTCAACCTGATGGAGCTGTTAAACGCGCAGGCCGAGCGGGACGCGCCTCAGACATCCGACCCAACGGAAGCGCAGCATCAAAAGCCAACTTATGAGATTTCCGCCTTGAGTGTGCACAGCCTTGTGCCATCTGAAGGGAATTTCTATTCGATGGCAGAGATAGAAAAGCTGAAACGTGATATTGAGTTAGCAGGCGGGGTAAAGCAAAATCTGACGGTTACCCCGCTCAACGATGGCAGGTATAAAATCCTGTCTGGACACCGCCGCTGCCGTGCCTGTTTAGAGCTTGTACAGGAAGGAAAGCCGGAATATGAGTTTATCCCGTGCGGGATTGAGCCGCCGCAGCCGGATAAAGAGATGCAGGCGATCCGAGAGGAATTGTTGATTATTACGACCAACTCACAGCGCGAAAAAACCGACTGGGACCGCGTGCAGGAAACCAAGCATCTCCATGATGTTTTACAGCGGTACAAAGCCCACGGCGGGAAGCTGCCGGGGCGTGTGCGTGAGATTATCGCGGACACCCTGAATACATCGGCTGCACAGATTGGCAGAATGGGCGCGATTGCAAAGAACCTGATACCGGAATTTCAAGAGGAAATGAAGGAAAAGCGGTTAGGTATTTCGGCGGCTTATGAGCTTTCCGGACTGTCGGAGGAACAGCAGCGGGCCGCATATGCGGAACACCGGAAAAAAGGCGGTTTGTCGGTCAGCGACGCAAAGCAGCGCAAGGGCGGCGATAAGCAGAAACCGCATGGGGTGGCGGATCACCACCCCGCAGAACCAGCCCCCCAAAAGCAGAATACAAACACCCAACGCCAGGAACAGCGTACACCTCCTTCTGCATCCTCTCCGGTCGAGCGGGAACAAGAACCGGCACCGCTTCCACACCAGGCACAACCGCATACATTTTCAGAATTCAAAGAGCGGCAGCAGCAGGACGCAGCGGATACAGTGGACAACACGGAGGCCACAGTAGCAGAGCCAGAGACTACAGCGGATGAGATAGAAAGTGCCCGTCTGGAACCCAACACCCTGGAAGAGGCTAAAAACGCGTTGACGCGACTGGAAAACAATCTGCTTCCTTATTGCATCTCAATGGCTGAGGCATATGCCGGAGGCGAAGGAAACGAATGGGAACTTAACATAAAAGCGGTGCTTGCCGCTATGGCAGAGCTGCAAAGGAGGGTGTATGGTGATTAAATCACTTGATGATATTTTTCAGGATATTATAGCGGCAATGCAAGAAGTCCTTGGCGTAGATATCGAAAAGATGGACACATGTCTTATCCTGCCGCCGCCCCTGTCAAAGCTGGAAAGGCTTTGGCGGAAACAGCGCCGCCGCGCAGAACGGGAGCGGTGGTGCGTACGGCTGAAATATCTTGAATTCCTCTACATCATCAGACAGTACAAACCATGTGAGAAAGCGAGATCGGATATCATGCGGCATAAGCACGTAAAAACTTTACTTTTGTATTATCGCGGTATCCCGGAAATGCTGAAACTGTTAAAACAGGAATAAGGCAGCGCGACATCTGCAAGCGAACCCAGACAGCAGGAGATCAGCGTTAAAATACAAGTGCTGGAAATGGATGCTGCAATGTTCCGTGACTGTATAGACTTTCTGAGCGGTAGATACAAAAGGATTGTCAAAATGAGGTATTTGGGTAGGCATAGTTGGGCGTGGATATCGGCCAGGGTGGGCGCACCGGAAAGCACCGTGCGGGGCTGGCATGAAAAAGCGATTGACCGTCTATCAGAAGCGTTTGAGGAGATACCAATGCAAAACGAAATATTAGACCGTGCTTCGCGCGCGCGTGAATAAGGATACAATACTCGTTTTGTAATTTTTATTTCATATCTTTTTGTCAGGCAGGAACGGCAACGCAGCGGGGTTTTTTGACCATCTGCGAATCGTAAAAAACATAGGTTTCAGCCAAGACGGCAACACACACGCGCGAAACCGTTTCCGCAGCCTGCAAAATGCCGCTGGAAAAACAATTTGCGAATAAGACACCCCCGGCAGTCTGTCACGGCCTGCCGGGGGTGTCTTATTCGCTTATTTTTCCCCGCGCTGCTTTTCAATATCCATTTCAGCGATAATGCCGGGATGGGCTTTTACGTATGCGCGGAAGTCACAGATTGCGTTATTCCGTTCTATGCCGGGATATTGTCGGCGGCTTTCCTCAACATCTATGCCGGAATCATCGAAACGCCGGAGTGTACAGAGGTAATAGTGAACCTTTTTGTTATAATAGTCTCTTTCACGAATAAGACGGACAACCGGGACAGTCAAGGCGGTTTCAAGGAAGTTATATCGCTCCGTCAGAGAAAGCCGGTAGGCGGTCAGCTGATTGATTTTATGTGATAATTCTTCAATCATCTGGGCGGCTCGTTTATCTTCCCGCTGAACATCGGCTGATTTATTCAGGCTTTCCGCCTTTTGGAAATAGCCGGTTATCCGAAAATCTGCCTCTTGAGAAGGGTGTCCGTAACGCTGGAACAGTTCATCCAAAAGTGTTTTGTTATCGAGTGTCATTTTGTTTTATCCTCCTGAATTTTGTGTAGTGGTTTTGTGACCCATGAGCGCCCGCCCCGAACGGGGCGGCTGGACTTGCACCAGCGGCGGCGGAAAGCCGTCGGCCTTGCGGGCTGTGGGTCACGCGTAAAGATTTCCATTTGCTCCACGCCTATAATTCTTGTAGATCAGCACCGGCTTTGTAAAAGCATTTTCCAAATCCTCTATATAGTTAGCAGAGAAACAGGGGTACTTGGATTTTGTGACCCGGACTTTATCATCATCTTTCAGTACGTCACGTATATCGGTTTCTTTCATATCCTGCCAGCCGTCAAAAATCATCAGGGAGCAGTTGTAAAAGCGGTAGCTGTACAGTTTACGTTTACGGTACGGCGTGAAGAACATTTCTACAACGTCGCTGTGCTGGGCGTAGGTGGAAAAGCGAAAGCTGGAAAACGTGATCTTTTCTGCGACTGGAAAACCGAAGTCATTCAGATAAACAAGCGTATACTTGCGACCTGGAACTAACCCGGCAGCATTCACGGCACGCTGAAAGGATCCGGCGTACCGCTGCACGAGATTGTTAAACTCGCGGATCGCGGCAGCCTCATCGGGAACGCGGATAGATTCTAGCTCGTCGCCGTCTTCGGTCAGTGCCATAATCTCGAAACCTTCGCCGGGCTGGCGAAGATCGGCAGCGCTCAAACAGATTTTGCGCTTGAGGGTGCAGCCGCCTCCGATTTCTGCATGTAGGATACTGTTAAACATTTTGTGTGTCTCCTTTTTGTGATATTGTGTTGTGTGAACGGGCCTATAACCCATGAGCGCCCGCCCCAACTGGGGCGGCTGGGCTTGCACCAGCGGCGGCGGGATGCCGTCGGCCTAGCGGGTTTTGTTATGCGGCGTGTTCGTCCTTTTCTGCGGGACGGACGGGAAGTAATATCCCGTCGCCGTTTTCGGCGGTGAAATAAATTGCACCTAGAGAATGCTCCGGCTTGTATGCTGTACAGCCGGGAAGCGCCTGGATCATATCAATCAGATAAACCGGATTGCACCAAACAAAGTTATCCAGGCAGTATGGGGACGGGGCGTAGTTGGGCTTCCCTTCTTTGCCTTGTCAGCAGCAATAAAGGCTTTCAGCTCCGCGACACTTGGAAGCTGTATTTTTTCATCTGTTGAGTGACAATCCATAACACGGTCAACGTTAAAATCACTTTCGCAGTGTAGCAGGCTTATAATATCGTTGTTCAGGCGAATCAGTTTATAGCCGTCACAGACTACGAATTTATCTCTATAGGGAAAAACACCTTGGATTCTGCTGTGTTTGGGGGTATTCCTGATAATGCGTCCAACAGCTGCGGAGACGGTGCGCGGCGTGGTTTTTGCATCCAACTTGGCGCGGGCCTCAATCAGCATAACGGCGGCGGATGCATAGAACGGGTAGAACTGGGTGCAGTCGATCCATTTTTCAGGATTGGCTATCACACCGTCAGCACCGCGGGAACCCGTGTGCAGATCGTATTCGTGAAGCATGGTGCAGATGTGCTCGAATTGTTTTTCGTATGTCATTGTGAAAACCTCCGGTAAATTGTGTTGTATGTCGAGCGGGTTTGTAACCCATGAGCGCCCGCCCCATGCGGGGCGGCTGGGCTTGCACCAGCGGCGGCGGGGTGCCGTCGGCCTAGCGGGTTTATTCGTCGCTGCTTTTAATAGAACGGCTGCCGTATTTGGCGCGGATTTCTGACATTTCCTTGGAGCCACGGCGGCGTTTGCCCCGGCTTTCAGCGGGTGCCCAATACCACATAGCTTTCTTGGCGGCAAACTTGCAGCCTGCTTCTTTCAGTTGATCCTTGACCGCTTTTGTATCGCCGCTGACCCAGACCCAGCAGCCGCAGAGTTCTACGTCAATTCCGGGGAGCTTTACCAGGACGCCGATTAGTTCTATAAATTCCTCTTCGGATGTGCTGGGCTTTTCGGGAAGGTGTGCCGGGAGTGCAAGCACATTTCCGGGAAGGCCGGGGATCACATCGTCAGCAGCGCGGCTTTTGCCGATGAACGCGGCGTATTGGTCATTGATGGTCTGCATGGTTTCCTTGTCGCCGCCGTCAACGTCAGAGTGATAAATCTTGGAAAGCTGGAAGTAACGTTTGCGGGCTTCATCGGTATTGTTGCAGTTTGAGAAAAAGTTGAAAGTAGTCATGGTGTCTTCCTTTCCGGCCTTTTGACCTGTAGTGTTTCACTGTTGTGTGTCGCTTGCTGTGCTTGATAGAACGAAAAAACGGTTGATTTTCCGTCCATTGCGTGGTATAATACAGGCACCCCCAAAGGGGCGGCCCCGGCAGTCGCGAACTGCCGCACGGGGCCTTTGTGGGGAAAACATCGGCAAGCTGTGGAAAGTGTAGCCGGTGTTTTCTTTTGCGCTTTTTACTGCCGCTTATTCAGCCGGTCAAGCTCGCGGCGGAATTCGTCAAGGTCTTTGCAGACACTGGCAAGGCGCTCGATTTCGAGAAGCCGGAGCCGGAGCCGCTCGGCCTCCTTGGCCTGCTGTACAAGCAACTCTGCGGTGCTGGGCGTGGTCATATCCTCCCTCCTTCCGGGACGCCGCCGGGTGGCGGTGGTTCGCTGGGCCGTGGCCGGTTGGCCTTGGCTTGTCTCACAGTCTAGCGGCAATTTTTCTTGCCGTCAATCCCCCGAAATCTCTTCCCCAGTCCCCCTAAAGGGGGGACGTGGGGAATTATTTTTGCACAAAATTTCGTGTCGTTTTTTGGTCGAAATTGCTGATCTTGGGGGATTATAGGGGGCTTTTACGCCTGCGATTATGATATACCCTCATCCCACAGTTGCATAGCCTCATAGCCACGCAGCCCACAGCCCGCAGCGCCACAGCCCACAGCCCACGGCCCACGGCCACGCAGCGCCACAGCCCACGGCCACGCAGCGCCACAGCCCACAGCTCGCAGCGC